GCCCCCAAAACTGGCGCGCCCGCAAGCCCCTTTGTAAGACCCGCCAGCGCCCCAACACCAAGGAACACCATGAAACAGAAAACTTCTGAACGCTTTGCCAGAGAGGTGCTGGCGGCGCTGGCCCAGGGCTACAACGTGCCCAGCGTGGGCGCGCACTTTGCCATTGAGCCCAGCGTGGCCCAGCGCCTCAACGACAAGATCGTGGAACAGTCCACCTTTCTGCCCAAGGTCAACGTTGTGCCTGTGGACGAGCTGGTGGGCGAAAACCTGCTTGGCTACGCCAAGGAACCCGTCACCAGCCGCACAGACACCAGCGGCGATGGAGAGCGCAAGCCCAAGGACGTTCTGGGCCTCGGCAAGTACGCCTACCAGCTCCACAAGACAGATTCCGATGTGGCCATCCGCTACAACACCATCGACACCTGGGCCAAGTTTCCTGATCTGGCCGACCGCTACGCCAGCTACGTGCAGGAACGCATTGCCGCCGACCGCGAAATCATTGGCTGGTATGGCATCAGCGCCGCCGCAAACACCAGCATTGCGGCAAATCCCCTGTTGCAGGATGTGAACAAGGGCTGGCTGCAATACATGCGCGACAACCTGCCCGGCAACATTCTGGCCGAGGGCGAACACGTGGGCGAAATCCGCATCGGCAAGGGCGGCGACTATTCCTGCCTGGACGTGGCCATCAACGACCTGATGGAGGGCATCCCCTACTATCTTCAGAAAGACCTTGTGGCCCTTATCGGGCGCGACCTGATCGTGCGCGAGCGCGCCATGCTTTTTGAAGCCGTGCAGGGAACCCCTACGGAAAAGCAGGCTATGGACAGCTTTTCGCAGCGCTACGGCGGCCTGCCGTGGGAAACGCCGAGCTTCTTCCCCGCGCGCGGCCTTGTCATCACCCCTCTGGCGAACCTCTCCCTCTACCATCAGGACACCTCCTGGCGGCGCAAGATCGAGGACAACGCCAAGAAGGATCAATACGAGGACTACATGAGCCGCAACGAAGGTTATGTGGTTGAAACTCCTGAGCAGCTCGTGGCCTGGGAATTCGCCAACGTCAAACTGCCTTTCGAAGATGGCGGTGCAACGGTGTGGCGATGAAGTTCGGCATCATGAAGGCGCATCAGGAGCGCGTGCGCAACGAGGGGCAGGTCATCGCCAGCATGCCCCAGCGCAAGGCGGCTCCCGCCGAATCCCACGGCAAGGGCCTGCTGGCGGGCAAAAAGCTTGAGGACTTCCTCAGCGCCTCGCTGGCCGAAGACCTGGCAACGCTCAAAAGCCTTGCCTCTGTTATGGCCAAGGTCGCCCACAAGCGCGATGTGCTGCTGCCCAAATACGCCTCCTACGTGGCCCGCCTGCGCGAACAGGGCGCAAAGCACGAACTGCTGGGCTACTGGCTTGTGTGGCAGTTTGACGCGGGCCGCATGGACGAAGCCATGGAATACGCGGAGTGGTGCATGAATGCGGGCATAACCCTGCCGCAGCGCTTTCAGTCCACCATCCCCTTCTTTGTGGCTTCGCAGGTGGCGGACTGGGCAGAAGCGGAATTCAACGGCAACCGCTCTGTCGAGCCGTACTTTACCAACTGCGCCCAGGGCATTGCCGAAAATCCGGCGGTCTGGAACCTGCCGGACGACCTGACCGCCCGCTATCACCGTTTGCTGGGTCTTGCCGCGGAGCGCGCAGGCAATCTGGCAGAAGCGGAAATCCAGTTGCAAAAGGCCCTGACGCTGGGGGCCAAGGTCAACACGGCCCTTGGCAAGGTGCGCAAAAAGATTGAACGCGGGGGCGCTGCCCCCGAGGGGGAAACCGCCAAAGATGACAGCCTGGCGGCCCCCCAGGAAAGTTAGGCCCCTGGCCAAACATACTCATCCCCAAACCGGACGGCGCAGGCTGCGCACCTTGGCGGACAGGCCGCTGCAACAGGAGCGCAAGCCGCGCGCCGTCCAACTTTTCCATGCGGCTGAAGGAGCGGCACTATGGCAATCCCCAAAGGGTTCGGCGTCACCACCGGAAAAACCGCCACCATCGTACTGAGCGGCGATGGCTGGTACCCGGATTTGCCTGTGGCCGATTTTATGGATCTGTATCGGCTGCCCGCCGAATATGCGGAACAGCTTGTGGCTGACCATCTGGATCTTGCGCGCATATGGGCCGCAGGCGCGCTTATGCGCTGGCGCGCAGAGCAGGAGAACAAGGGGCATACCTCCATTGACGGCATTCCGGTTCACGGCATCGAGGGCGGGGCCTTGCGTCTGTACAGCCCACGCGTGGTTTTCCATGCTGGGAAAGGCCGCAGCCTGGAGCCTGGACAATCGCGATCCCATGACCTGCGATGAACGCACCCTGAACCTCCTGGCCTGGGAGCGTTGCGTGCGGCGATACCCCGGCGAGCCGGAACGCCTATACCGCCTGCGCGTCACCCATGCCTACGCCAACGCGCGCGACTCTGGCCAGACGGCAGGCTGGGGCCGCATTTTTGAGCGCCTGGAGCTTGGGGGCCTTTCCCTGGCCGAGCGCGTCCCCGGGCAAGACTGGGATCGCGTGGGCATCATTGCCGATGATTCGCAGTTTTCCTGACCAGCAGAACGTGCTGGAAATCATTATTGAGGACTACGGCCGCACCTGCCGCCGTTACTATTTCGACAGCCGCATTCCTATTCCGGCCCTGGCCCATGTGGGCCGCTTTTCCTGGCATCAGAAAACCGTAGAAGCCGCCATGAGCACCCGCGCCATTGCCGATGCCGGCGCGCGTCTGGCCGTGTTTGACCACCATGCCGCCACACTGGAGGCCCACGCATGCGGCAGCCGTTAGGCGAGTTTTCGAGCCTTACGGATGGCGACAGCAGTTCGTTACCGGGGCTTCAACCCACAGAGGTTCTACGATGAGTACAATACTGACCGCCGCGGGCGAGAGCCTTATTGCCCGCCTTCAGGCCGAGGGCAAGGCCCTCATTATCGACACCATGATTCTGGCCAACGTGCCCGGGCAGGATCACACCCAGGGCATTGCGCCCGGCGTTACCGTGCCAGCAGAGGATCAGATCGCCCTGCGCTACGCCATCCCCCCGCAGTACCGCGCCTACGTCAACCCCAACCAGGTTGTCTACAGCGCCATGCTGGGCAGCGACATGGGCGACTTCACCTTCAACTGGCAGGGCCTGTGGTGCTCGGAGCATGCAACGCTGGTGGCTGTGGCCACGTTCCCGGCGCTGGAAAAACGCCGCTACGACGAGGCCAACGGCAAGACGGGCAATAACCTGACCCGCAACTTTCTGCTGACCTTCACGGGCGCGCGCGAACTCACGGGCCTGACCATCAGCGCCGACGTGTGGCAGCTTGATTTTACCGTGCGCCTCAACGGCATTGACGAGCGCCAGCGCCTCGCCAATTTCGATATCTACGGCCAGGCCTTTTTCGATGCCGATGGCTGGCTGCTGCAAAAAACGGTGGAGGCCTATGCCTTTGCCCCTGGCCTTGGCTATGTGGGCGGCATCCGCGCGGCACTGGCCGAGAGCCTGCCCCTGGCAGCGCCGGAGAGTGCCAACCTGCCGCAGAACGTCTGGCTCGACGTCTGCCTCAAACATACTGGCAGCGACCGCGTGGCCGAGGCCTCGCCCATGCTCACGCCGCCCGCAGCCCCCCTGGCAGACAGCGCCGCTGACGAAACAGGACTCATGCACTACCGCGCCCTGGTTGCCCGCATCGAAGCAGACGGCTCGGTTACGGATTGGCGACCGCGCAAAACCTCCGGAGCGCTGCCCATACCGGACATCGCCACGCCGGAAGTTGCAGGCACCATGCGGCCCGATGGCATCACCTGCCACATGGACGCGGAGCTGCTGAAGGTCAGCGGACGCTACGCCATTTGCGCCACAGCGGAGGCCACGGCGGCCAAAACCGCAAGCCTTGACCACTTTGCGCTTATCCCGGGCGTGGTTCTTCAGGTGGCATTTGCCACGGTAAATACCGCAGCAAACCCCACATTGAACATCAATGACACCGGGGCCAAACCGCTCACGTACTGCGGCGTAGCCGTTGAGGTGGGCGCGCTGGCGCAGGGGCAGGTCTACACCCTGATCTTTTCCGGCAACGCCTGGCAGATCATCGGCGGCATGGCTCCCTACCCCATCGGGCAATATACCTGGTTTGAAGACGAACTTGTCCGCCCGGGCTTCAAGCCTTGCAATGCCAACGTCATTTCAGCATTCGCCGCCACATACCCGCAAATGGCCGCCTATCTGTCCACAACGCACGGCGCAAAGCGGCTCTTTGCCTCGCTTGCAGAGTACGAGGCGGCCCATAACGCCGCGTGGGCAACGCTTGCCGATGGCTCCCAGGTCAGGTGGAACAACATCGGCGGCGCTGCAAAATTCTGGTGGAACAAGGCCGCGGACACGCTCCTTATGCCAGACCTCACAGGCATGCTCCGCGAAATGGCGGGATATGACTCTCTCGGCGTGGGAGGTGTGCATGGGGATATGGCGCGGCGGGTCGCGGGCCGCACTGGTTACGATGAGCAGGGTTGGGCCACAGGCGTATTTTATTCTGGTGATGTCGCCACTGGCATGGCTGGCACAAGCGGTACCCGTCACCTGTTGTCTATCGACTCTGGGCGTACTGGGCCGGTAGGCGCTGCAAACAAACCGAGGGGATGGGGCGCGCTTGCTTGTGCCTTCCTTGGCACTCCGGCGTTATAAGATGGGCTGGCCTAAATACGCACAGGCCAACGCGCCCCATGCGCGGGTCTGATTCTTGGCGGCCACGGGGACTTTGCGAGATGGGTCAATGGCAAGGTCGCCACTGGGATATGCCGCTGATATATCCCTCTGGAACACATAATCATTACGTACATTGTTTAAAAACAGCACGCCATTTGCCGTTGTGACAGATGTTGCCCCGTAAGTCCTGTTGATGGCAATGTAGCTCGCAAAATTGCGGATTGCGTCCCCATGCACACCTCCCACGCCGAGAGGCGACAAAAAAATTCAAGGAGTAACCAATGGCAATTGCCCATAGATATACGCGCCCTGACCAATATTATATCAACTCTGATGAGGACTACGGCTGCCCGCCGTACAACTCCACGCCCGATGCTCTGCCGCCGCGCCCCTGGGGCGCGAAGTGGCCGCAGTATGTGGACAACAAAGGCTGGGTAATGGTTGAGGATCACCGCCAACGCGCGGAACCGCACTTTGCAGCAGAGGACGTGCAACCCGGCACCGAGTATTGGCTGCCGGGCGATACGCACCTTAGCCCGGCGCGCCGCATGCACACACCTGGCCCCCTGCCAGCAGCCGCCCTGACCAAACGCCCGGAACAGCCGCTGGCAGAGGTCAAAGCCGCAAAGGTTGCAGCTATCATTGCCGGGCATGAGGCAGCCCTGGCTGGTGCCGTGGCACTGTCTGACCCCACGCCGTCAACAGTTGCGGTAGAGGCAGGACTGCTGGCCGCTTCTGATCCCGAAGGTCTGGAGTTCGTGCGCAATGCTCTGGCAGCCCGCCGCAACGAGTTGCTGGCAGCCGTGGAAGCCGCCAAAACGGCTGAAGCCGTGCAGGCCATTGTCGTCAGCTACGCTGTGTAGGGAGTGAGCATGGGCTTTCAGCGTGTTGCTTTTGCGCCGCCTTCCGTAACGGCAAATCTGGCGGAAGGATTGTCGCCCGCGCTGACCAGCATGCAGCAAGGCTTTTCTGAGGGGGCAAAGTCTTTACAAGGCCTCGGCTTGCCGCCGTCTGGATCTGGCGAACTTGCCGCGCAAATGGCCGCGGCCCGCCAGGGGGCAACCGCCGCCGTGGGAAGCCCTGCGTCATTCCTGGCCATAACTCCCTTTCAGTACGGCATCGGCACCCGTAAAGGGGAATACGCCTACCTCACGCCGGAGCAAGCCCTTGCCGCGCTTGCTGGCCGCATGGCCGATGCCCCGCAGGAAGACCTGGGTGCGGAGCTGGCCTTGGTGGTGCTGCTTGTGGGCACCGTCAACCATGCAGCCATGGCTCAGGCGCTGACGGCCTTTAACGTGGTGTTTCCCATCCCCCAGTTGGAGCAAGTCTGCCGCCGCGCGCAGGCGCTGGCCACGCTGGAGACGGACAAGTTCGTTATTCCCAAAGGGCCGGGCTATCCGGCATGGGGGCAGATGGCACCGCAGCAGAACTCCAAGGGGCAAATGGTGGCCAAAGCCCTGGGCAGCATGCTGGCAACAGGGGAAGGCGCGGCACTGGCGGCGACCTCCCCCGCCGAAAGGCTGGCGGCATTCGCGCAAAAACAGGCACGGAAGATCGAGGAAAAGGCCGCAACCTTGCAGCATCTGGCCCAAAGCATGATCGGCGGCAACGATGCCTGGACGGGGTTCAGCATCCATGCGCCAGGCGCGGCACTGTTCCGCTATCTGGGCAAACTGTCCCTTCCCTTTGACGCTGCCAGCAAATGCACGTCCTTGCTGTGCTGGTTTGGCAAGCCGGATCAGGTGGCCTTTTACCGTGAAAGTTTCGGCCTGTGCCGGCGCACCCTTACCAACAGCGCATGCCTGACCTGCCCTGGGGAGAATGCCACATGTCCTTTCTGATTCTTGACGACTACACGGTTCCCGGCTTCGGCCTGAACATGAGCATTGGCGCGCAGTTTAAAGACGAAGACGCCAGCGGCGAAACGTCATCCACCGCCAAGGCTGACAAAGGCAAAAAGGGCAAAAAGCTGGAAGTGCGGCTTTCTTTGCGCTTCAAGGATGCCAACGATCTGAGCGAGCTCATGCGGATTGCCGAGGCTACCGAAAACGGGGATGGCAAAATTTACACCATCACCAACGACACCGCCAATGCCGCAGGCATGCGACAAGGGCGTTTTACGGGCAACTTCAAGGTGGACGAAGACGAAAAACTGCGCATGTGGTCTATCAGCTTTGCCCTGGCCGAGCATGTGTCTGTTCCTGAAATGGAAGAGGCCCGGCAGGGGGCGCGGGCGGCGTCCACGCAAACCAACCCGGGCGCTTCTGTTGGCAGCGATGAAGAGGAAAAAGAGGAAGAACTGAGTTCCATCGAAAAAGTGCTCAAGTATCTCAACGAAAAAATCGGGCCGGAGAATGAGGAATGAAGCTGCTCAAGCGCCTTGTGGTGAACGGCGCGGAATACCCCCTTGTGTCTGACGAGGTGCGTCTGGACATCAGCCGCCCGGGCGCGGCCATTTTTCAGGTACGCGCGGATCAGCGCCTTGAAGGGCGGGTGGAATTCTCGCTGGGCTGGCATTTTCAAAGCGCGCTTACCCGCTTTTTTTGCGGCGAGGTGGTCACCTCAACCACTGTGGACGCCAAGCAGCAACGCCTTTTTTGCCGCGAACTTTCGGCGCGCATGGATAATGCCGCCCCTCTGAGCCTGCGCCACCCCACCCTGCGGGAGGTGCTGGCCACCTACGCGGAGCTGACCGGGCTGGAGTTCATTGTGCCGGAGCGGCCTTATGCCTTCGCAAAAGTTCCTGCTTTTTACGGCTTCGGCAGCGCCATGCATGCCATGCAGACCCTAGGCGAGGTGTTCCACATTGATGATTACGTGTGGCTCTCTCAGGGGGATGGTAAAATTTTTGTTGGCTCCTGGGCGGATTCGCGCTGGAAAGGCCGCGAGGTGGAAATTCCGCAAAACGTGTTCAAGCAGGTTTCTGCGGGCGGGCAATGCACAATGGCTGCCGTTCCAGATATTCGCCCGGGCTGCGTGGTCAATGCCGCCACTGACGGCGGGCGCGTGGAAACTGTCACCCTGTCTGGCGTAAACATGAGTTTCAAATGCAAGACTTTTTAAAAAAAGCCATTCTGCGCCTGTTTCCAGAGCTTTCTGGCGGGCTGCACCTGGACAGGTACGGGCGTGTGCTGGCCATTGCCGATGCCCCCAGTCAGGGGGCCAGCTCGGAACGCTTTCGACCCCGCTTTGCTGCGGACATTGAAATTCTCACTGCGGACATGGAGCCGGATCCAGCCTTTCCCCATTACACGGCTGTGCCCCTTCCCGTGCCGCTGGGCGCTGGCGGTGAGGCTGGCGTTTTTGCGCCGCCAAGGCCCGGGGCGCTTGTGGTTGTTGGCTTCGCCTATGGACGGCAGGATCACCCCATTATCCGGCAAATGTACGGCATGGGCGATTCGCTGCCGCAGGTGGGGCCGGAAGAAATGCTGCTGCAACAAAGCCCGACCACCTTTCAGCGTGCGGACGCTGGCGGCAACTGGAGCCGCCAGACAGATGCGGAAATCGCGGACAAAAGCGTTACGCGCCGCGTGGAAGCCATGGAAAGCGCCACGGAGCTAGCGCGGGAGACGCGGCGCATTTCTGAGCATTCCACCGTGGAAGTGGACGGCACGCACTCTTTGGAAGTGGGCACGGTGCTTACCATGCTGGCAGGCCTGCGGGCAGACATGGGTAGCCTTGGCGCACTCAACCTCACGGCAGGGGGCGACTCCACTCACTCCACCGCAGGCGCTGCGCAAGAAACAGTGGGCAAGGATCACGCAAGCAAAGTCACAGGCAACCGCCAGATCGACATTGCGGGCAATCGTGGGCTGACTGTGCAAGGGGCCGACACCGTGACAGTGGAAGGCGAGGAAACCATCAAGGCCAAGGGCAAGGTGACTATCGAAAGCGCGCAGGAGATCCTGCTGCGCGCGCCCGTGGTCAAAATTCAGGGAA